CAATGACCGAAGGGGGAATGAATTGACAAGAATACTTATCACAGCAACCGAAGAACACGATTGCGAACGCTTTTCCATTTGTAAGAAGCGAATCCTGGTCGGGGACCGCGCCGTCAAAGCGACGGCCCGCCGTTCGTGTAGCGGCGGAAGCTGGACGACAACCGTTTACTACCATGAAGCTTGTTACCAGGAACGCTTCGAATCACGAAGGCGAAGGGGGCGCAAATGAACTTCGACAATCGTTTTTATGTGAAGGGTCCCGACGGGAAGCCCTGGGGGTATATCCTGGACCGCGTATATTACCGATACGGGCGCGATAAAATGAAGAAGCTTGACGCCTGGGGAATTGACGCGGACAAGTTCGACAAGATGATTCGGGCGGCGTGTCATTCGGTTGTTGTTACCGACAAAGGCGGCTGGCGTTATCGAATATCAGTCGCCGACTTCGACCGATACAAGGGCGAATTGCCCGACTTCAAACACGGCCGCCAGTATTTCGTCATGTCCGAATACTGGACGAAACTATCCGAAAGGGGGATATATGCCTGACCAGGAAGACACAGTCACAACTTGCCAGGACCCCGTCGTCTTCGACGAAGGGGCGAACCGCCTGGCAATTCTCATGCTGGCCGCTGACCAACGCGACCAGGCCCAGGCGGAACTTGAACGAATATTGAACGGAATGGACGTGTCTTATTACCTGAAGAAGGACCTGGCGCGATACATGGGCCAGGAAGAAGGAATTCGAAAGGGGGATTTTACAGCATGGATATAATTGTTTGTTCGAAATGCGGACAAGGAATGGCGCGCTATGAAACGGTATTCGACGACGGCGTCCAGGTCGAAGTTGACTGGACGCTTCAAACGGACCCGCTTTGTCCAGTATGCCGCGGGGTTCCAGGGGCGACGCCACTTCGAAGGAACCGCGACGTCCTGGGCGGCTTCGCCTGGAAGCGGGACGCCAACGGGAAGAAGGTCCCGAAATGAATACGATTCTGCCGATACGCCATTCGTCAAATACGAAAGGGGGACTTATGAACACAGAAAAGGGAACCGCCGCCACGGGCGGAAACGAACCAGGACCGCCGCCGTTATCCAGGAAGCAACGCCGAATCCTGGAACGCCAGGCGGCAAAGGACCGACCGCGGGGGAAGTGTACCTTCCCCGATTGCGGGACAATATACCTTATCGAAGAAGGGAAACCGAACGCTTGTCCGTTTCATAGGAAGATGATTCGCGAAGTTTTGTTCATTCTGGACCATGTGAAGGTTCCCGCGCCCGTGGAAGAACCAAAGGAAGAAGAAGCGGGAACGGCAATCCTGGTTCCGAAGCCTGGCATGGCGGACCAGGCAATCAAAGAAGCGGCCGAAGCCGCGAAGCGAAAGGGGGTATAAAACCATGAAGGACTTAAAAGGAATCCTGGCATTTGACGGCCGCGGTCGCGTCAAGTATCAACCAGGGGACATTGTCGGCGTTCGTGGCGGGAAGGGACCGATTACCTGGTTGTCGAATCATTGCGTCGTACCGCAAACGAACCTTTTCCACTTCTTCCTTATCGGGGACCAGGTCGGGGACGATTACGAAATTCTGGAATCAATCGGGAAGGGCGTTGCGGTCGGACGGTTGTCCTGGTACAAAGACCGCGAATATACCGTCTTTAGAGTGAACCACGAAAAGGCGTTATCCCTGGGGGCTTCAGTCTTCCGCATGGCGTCGAAGTTCGGGCGGCGTCAATACGACTGGAAGCTATACGTTAAAATATTCGCCTGGGCCCTGGGTTACTGGTTGAAGGAAATCTTCACGGGTCATATTCCGCCATGGCCCGTATATCCGACACAAATCCCTTACAAGGCCGACGACGACTTCATTTGCGTTGAACTTGTCTTCGCCGCCTGGAAGCTGGCCGACGTTCGTTTACGGAAACACGGTCACGCGCCAGTCCCCGCCGAAGTTATCTTGGCCCAGGACCGCGGTGACCTATTCGTCATTGACCAGCACGACGGGAAACCCGCGAACTGGCGGGAACACAAGTCGCCGCTATATTCGGCCGTATTCCCAACGGTCGTCGAAGACGGCGATTCGGTCATGGCCCGCGGCGACGAAGTCACAATCCAAAAACACCCGAAACCAGGCCCCGACCTTATCGCCCGCCAGGGGGGACAGAAGCGGAACCGCGTCCACCTATACCGACAACCGTTCGAATACCCGATTCGGGCTTGTGACTGGACAGCCGTCGAATACAACAACGTCGAAGTCCTGGGACAATACCAGGGGGCCGACGGACCCGCGGACCTGGCAACGTTGAACATGGCCCTGAACCTTCACGCCCGAAAGCCTGGCGTCGTTATCTGTAAGCATTGTCGGAAGGTCGCCCAGGGGAAACGACAGAAGGCCGTCCAGGTACGGACGGGGGTCGCTTAGTGGACGGCGCGAAGAAGGAACGAAGTCACAAGCGGACGGGCCGTCCCTGGAACCAGGTCCGCGCCCAGGAACGGGCCGAATACTTCTTCCTGGTATATGAACAAATGGGAACGAACCGAACCCTGAAGCGTCTTTGGGGCCTTGTCCGCGGTATAGGGGGCGAGATAACCCTGAAGACGCTGGAACGATATTCCAGTCAATACAACTGGCAAGCCCGCATACTGGAACGGGCGGCCAGGCATGAATCGGCGGCGTTCCTGGATATTCAGGACCAGGTCGAACGAATGAATACCGAACACGCCCAAACCTTCCAGGATATAGGGGCCCTGGTCAAAGCTGGAATCCTGAAGTACCAAAAGCAAATCGAAGACCAGGTCGCGAACGGCCTTCCTGGGACCATTGACATTGACCTGGCCGTAATCGGGAAGCTGGCGCAATCTTACCAGTACGGCGAACGCCTGGCGCGGGGGCTTGCTACGTCGAAGGCGGAAGTAATCGTTGAAATCCTTCCGCCCCTGGTCAAGGACATATTCGCCGTCTTCATGGCGGTAAACGTAATCACGAACGACCCACCCGAACTGGTCCGCAAGCGGGAAGCCGAATTCATATCCAGGGCGGACCAACAACTGAACCAGTATTACAACCAGAGCCAAACGAAGCAAATCGCGCAAGGGAAGGGGGGACAATGAACGTAAAGCTTCTGATAGAGGCTGAAATATTAGACAACCAGTTTGAAGGTTACTTTATAGCCCCTTCGTATAAGATTGACAAAAACACAAGAGTAATCGAAGCTTTGGATTTTGCATTAACGAAGGAACATTCAGACGAAGGGGCAACTGCTATATAGTCCATTTGACCGCTTATATGGTAGAATGAAGATATGATTGACCTTGAAGAATTACGCCAAGCAATCCGTAAAATGACCCGCCGAACCGCGTTATACCGTGTCCTGAAGGAAGAACTAACCGCGGTTGACCATTGGAAGAACGAAAGGCGGGGAAGGCATAAAAGGTCGAAGTCACCATAAGCGGCTATAATGGGGCCAACGAATGAAAGTATTATTGATTGACGTTGACGGAAAGCTTCCGAATATTGCCCTTCACAAGCTGGCGATATGGCATGAATCCCGCGGCGACGAAGTAATCTGGAACCTTCCCTTGTTCCTGGACCAGGCCGACAAAGTTTACGTTTCAACCATTCTGACGAAGTCCCGTCCCCAGGTCGAAAACCTGGTCGGCTTGCGACCCGACGCGGTCGTCGGCGGAACGGGGACCTGGGGCTTCATTGACCCGCCGCCGAAGCTTCCCGCTGAAGTCGAAGCGGTCAAGGCGCGAATCAACTTCGGGTTCACGTCCCGCGGTTGTATTCGGAAATGTCCGTTTTGCCTGGTCCCCCAGGTCGAAGGGAAGGCCCGCGTTGTCGGGGATATCTTCGACGTTTGGGACGGGAAGTCAAAGAAGTTGACCTTGTTCGATAACAATATCCTGGCCCTTCCCGACCACTTCGAAAAGGTCGCGGGCCAGCTGGTCGCCGCGAAGGTCAAGGTTGACTTTAACCAGGGCCTTGATATTCGCCTGGTAACGCCGCACATCGTCGAGTTGTTGAAGTCCCTTCGCCTGGCCCAATTACGCTTCGCCTTCGACGACCCGAAACTTGCCAGGACCATTGAAAAGAAGGTCGCCTTGTTGAACGAAGGGGGCCTGAAGCAAATATATTTTTATGTCCTGGTCGGTTACAATACGACCTTCGAAGAAGACCTGGCGCGGTTGAATCTTCTTCGCCGCCTGGGTTGTTTGGCGTACGTCATGCGATACGAAACCGTGTACGCCGTCCAGGAATACATCACCCTGGCGCGTTGGGCGAATATGTACTGGACCTTCGCGAAATATGAATGGCCCGAATTCAGTTCACTATTCGGACCAGGGAAGGCACGACATTGATTACACGAACGCCGTACCGATTCAAAGACGCCGCGACCGAAGTCAATGTCCGCCAGGCGGAAGACCTTCGGAACTGGACCAGGTCGCCGTCAACCCTGGGCGCGTACCTTTCCCGCGGGTCCTATACCAGGCCGCGTCATATTGAATACTTGTCCGAACGAATAACCGAAATCGCCCTGGGCCCGCGCTTCTTCGTCTTCACGGTCCCGCCGCAACATGGCAAGTCCGAACTTGTGTCGCATTATACGCCCGTGTGGTTCCTGAAGAAGTTCCCCTGGAAGAAGGTCGGCTTGGCGTCGTACGAAATGGGATACGCTTCGGAATGGGGCGGCAAGGCGAAGGACACAATCAACGACAACACGGATGAACTAGGACTGGAACTGAAGACCGACACGAAGGCAAAGGGCCGCTGGAACCTTCGGGGATACGGCGGCGGAATGTTCGTCGCGGGTATCGGCGGACCGTTCACGGGTCGCGGGTTCGACCTGATTATCATTGACGACCCGATTAAAAACGACGCCGAAGCTTTGTCCCCCGTGTATCGGAAGCGGAACTGGAACTGGTATCGGTCCGTCGCCAGGCCCAGGCTTGCCCCTGGCGGTTCAATAATCCTGATTATGACCCGCTGGCATGAACAAGACCTGGCGGGGGCCGTCCTGGGGAACCCGCCCGAAGACGACGAAGACGACGCCTTCCTGGACGAAGACGTCACGCCCGACAAATGGGAAGTCATAAACCTTCCCGCCCTGGCCGAAGAAAACGACGTCCTGGGGCGAAAACCTGGGGAAGCCCTTTGGCCTGAACGGTACGACGCGCCGTCAATCAAAGCGTCCAGGGCCGCCGCTGGCCCGTACTGGCGGACCGCGCTATATGACGGCCGCCCGCAACCTGAAGGCGGCGGGATTATCAAGACGGGCTGGTTCAAGACATACGACGACGAAGACCTTCCGAAGTCCTGGTCCCGCATTGTCCAGATATGGGACACGGCCCAAAAGGACAAACAAAAGCATGACCGTTCGGCTTGCCTGACTATTGGATACACGGTCAAGCCGCGGCGATACTTCCTTCTGGACCTATACGTCGCCAGGGTAATATATCCCGACCTTGTCCGCGCGACCGAAGCGCAATATTCGAAATGGAATCCCGACCATGTCATTATCGAAGACAAGTCGTCGGGGATATCGCTTATTCAGCAATTACGCCGCGACGCCCATGTCCCGATTCGGGCAATCAAGGCCGTGGACGACAAGGTCACACGGGCGCACACAGTAACGGGCGTCATGGAAGCTGGACAAGTCCTGATTCCCCGATTCGCTTCCTGGTTGGCGGACTTCCTGAACGAAGTCGGGAACTTTCCGACGGGGGCCCATGACGATATTGTGGACGTCCTGGTTCACGGCTTGCGTTATCTGAAGCCGCGACTGAAGACGGGACGGGCGGGCGTTGAACACGAAACGAAGACGTCCCGCTGGCGTGATTGACTTCCCTGGTAATAGGAAGTAAACTTTTGAAAAGGCCCGAAATAATCAAAGGGGGGTCAACTATATGACACAGCAAGGAACGAAATCTTCACGAAGGGGTTATACAGCACCCGACCCGAATTCAAAGAGAAGTCAACGACGCCTGGCAGAAGGGCGGCGTTCCCGTAATCATCAAGACGACCCCCGAGGGGGGAACCTTCGGACCGTAATCGGCGTCACGGGCTTGAAGCATATCGGCGGCCAAATCCGCGAAGAATACCTGAACGCAATCAAGAACTGGTCAACCGAAGTCAAGCTATACCTGGAAATGAGGGACGACCCGATATGCGGGGCCCTGGTTGATTCAATCAAGCTTCCCCTTCAGGCCGCGAACTTCGACGTCGCACAAGCCCCAGGGGGCGCGCCGAATGACGAAGCCGCCGCGACCTGGTTATGGGACACTATGAACAACATGGACGGCCAAACGTGGATATCTCACGTTGAAGACGCCCTGGAATGCCTGGACTTCGGCTTTGCCTTGTCGGAAATCGTCCTGGACAAACGGGCCGACGGCCGCTTATGGTTGAAGAACATTGACCCGCGTGGTCAAGATAGCCTGGACCACTGGCAATACAACGAAACCGAACGGGACAAGCTGGAAGCATTCATTCAACGCGACCCGAATTATGGCGGAAGCTACACGATACCGATTTCGAAATGCGTTCACTTTACCTTCCGCGGACGGAAGGGGAACCCGCAAGGCAAGTCCATTCTTCGGGCCTTATATCGTCCGTATAAGTTCGCCCGAAATCTGGAAGACCTGGAAGGAATCGGAATCGAACGGGACGTCGGCGGTATGCCGTACGCGAAGCTGACCGACGACAACTTCGAAACCGCGGACATGGACGACCTAAAAAAGGCATTGAAGGGCCTTCGGAAGGACGAAGAAGCTTATCTTATCGCCCCGCCTGGCGTGGATATTCAAGCTTACGGCGGCGGGTCGAAGATATACGACGTCAACCAGGTAATTGACCGCTGGCATAAAATAACGCTAATGCGGTTCTTCGCCCAATTCCTTATCCTGGGAATGGGAAGCGTTGGGACACAGTCGCTTGTCAAAGGGTCCCAGGACTTCTTCACGCTTGTTCTGGAAGCGGTCCAGCGTTACCTTCTGGAATCCTGGAACCTTCAACTGGTCCCGTACCTTTTCAGGTTCAACGCCTGGACGGGGATATCGGGATACCCAAAGATTGTTTGGGAAAAACCAGGGACCGTTGACCTGAACGGACTTATTACAGCATTGAACACGGCGAAGGGCGCGGGAATCTTCACCCCGACTGACCTGGACGAAGACCACCTTCGCGCAATCGCTGACCTTCCCGAACTTCCCGAAGAAGAACGGGGGGCCATTCGTGATATTGAAACCCCGCCAATGGGCGGCTTGTTTGACCTTCCCGACAAAGTGGACAACCTGGGGAAGACGGTCAAGGACCTGGGCGAAAAGGTCACCGCGGGGGAATCGAAATGACAATGACACACTACGCAAGGCCGAAGGCTGGACAAAAGCAGCGAATCGGTTCGGGCGATTACGAAACGAAGACCAATCGCCAACAACGGAAGCTGGTCGCGGTATATGACAAATGGTCCGCGGCCGTAAAGCGGGAACTGACCAGGCTTGTCAAAGAAGGCAAGACCCTTCCTGAACTGGAAGCTTACCTGGACGGCCAGGTCGTCAAGCTGGAAGAACGCCTGGTCGAAATCCAGGCGGCGGGGATACGGTCCGCGGCCAAAACCGCCGCGGGTTCCCGATACGAACTTCCCGCGGTCCTGGCGCGGACTGACGCACAAATCCGCGAAAACGTCCAGCTTATCAAGGAAAACCTGGTCCCCAGGATACACGAAAAGCTAACCCTGGCCCTGGCCCTGGCGGTCCCCCTGGCAACGGCGGGAATCGCGGGCTTGGCTATTGACCAACAAAAGGCCGTCGCCCTGGCCGTAAAGAATGCGACCGCGGCGGGGCGTTCCATGCCCGCGCAATATGCGGGCGGTTATTGGGTTGCGATATTCGAAACCGAAAAGACCCTGGGGAACGTTCGGGAAGCTGAACGGGCCGACCAGGGGCTTGAACCCGAACCCGTCCGTTGGGTCCTGGACCCGCGGGCCGTTCATTGTCACGCTTCGCCTGGATTCTACGGTTGCGTGGAACTGGCGGGCGAATACAAAGGCGGCTGGTCCA